AATTTCTGCCTTGACAATAAGTTCTGGCGCCAATGAAAGTTCATTTTGCCTAACAATTTGATTCATGTATTGAAACGAAAAAGCAATAGGAGCCTGTCGTTTCTTTTCTTTTAGGTAGTCTAGTGACCACATGTCAGGCCAGTAGGATTCCTCTTCTCCTGTTTTGGGATCGTTTTGAATTGCTGACAAAACAATCTGAGTCCAGTTGTTCTGTTCGTTAAATGTCGTGGCGTGAATGTCATCATGCCTGAATCGAGTACCAAGGCAGATGGCTCTGGCGCCTTCAAACATGGTTGGTGCAATCACCGCATTCCAGTTGTCCTGCATTGTTTTACGAATGTCAGGGTTGCCAATATCAGCAGCAGACTTAATAGCGTCATCAATCATTACCAAGTGCGAACGTTTCGAGGTCACCGAGCCTTTAAGGCCTGCAGCGCAAAGTGTAAATTGTTCATCACCTGTGACATCAATACCTGCAAATTTATGGTCAATGGACCAATACTCATTACTTGTGACATTTTTAAGGAGACGAACCTTGGGGAATACTTCTTGATATCGTTTGCTTTCAATGATGCGTTTAATGGTTGCTGACTTGGAACGTGCAATATCAACTGTGTACGAAAGATAAAGAATCTGCAAAGGAAGTTTGGCTTCAGTGTGGACGCCAATTGCCCAAGCTGTTAAAAGACCAAGAACTGTGCTTTTTGCTGAGCCCCTAGGTGCAAGGAGATCGACGTTGGGGCCAGCAATTTTAATTAAACAGTTACTGTCTTCGTTTGTTACAAAGTGGCGATGCCATTCTTTGTGATGTGCCGCCGGTGGTTTGTCGGCTACATAATCGCAAAAATAACCAAAATCTTCACGTGCAAGTTTCGCTTGTTCGTAATTTTTGGGTTCTTTGACTTGATGGTTCCTTGCCGCCGCACGTGCATTACGCCGATACGCGAGATGAAGGTAAGACGGCATGAGCTAGTACCAGGTATTACTGAATACTAACTTATTTCTTTTTCTTTTGTTTTTGACGCTGGTACTGCTGTGCTTTTTCCAAAGCTGCTTTCCGCTTGTCTTTATCAGACATTTCGGTACCGTCCTTGTTTGTTGCTTCTTTCTTCTTGAAATGAGCAACAAGTGCGGGTGGCATTTTTGAATCAGACATCAGCGGAAAGGACGGTTGGAATAACCTGCACCCATAGTAATACCCTTAGGTGAAGTAGGAGGACGTTCTTGATCCATTGGACGCCTGGGGCCAGGACCAGCTTGTGGGGGAGCAGGGCTTTGTGCGGGAGCCGGAGCCGGAGCCTGGCCGAAGGGTGATCCTTGTGCTGGAGGATATTGATTACCACCACCGTGTTGTTGCATGTAGTTGTTGTATGCATCCAGGAAGCGGTTATCTTGTCCTTGGGGTTGAGTAGGGCTTCCTTCGACAGTTGGGCCACCAGCTGGCTGAGGACGGTTTGGTGTGGTGCCAGGTTGTGCTTGTGCCGCTTGTGTTGCTGGAACATTAGCCACCGCTTCTTTCGCTTGGTTCAAAGCGTTCTGATAAAAGCTAGAGCCGCCTGCGCCTGGCACGCCAGATGTTGGTCTTTTTGCTTGACCGCCCATAATGGTTATCCGTATGAAATTTTATTGTTAGTACTCATTATAAAAGAAGTATTGTTTTATTTTTATTCTTCTAGTTGCATACGAGCCCACACGCTCATTGAAGCTTCTTGCAAGGGAGATTCAATGGGATCATCTTTGAAGATAAACATCAACTCACGAATAGCGCGATCAGCTCCAGCCATGAGAAGACCTTTGCGATCTTTGGAAGAAGTAAACTGCTCTACCTGTGCAATTGTGCCGCGTAATTCTTTTTGCATGCTGGCAATACGAGCGACTCCTGCGTCCCGCTTGACGGCATAATTTTCAATGTCTTCTCGAAGTTTTCGAATATCCTCTTGCATTTCTGCAATTTCATCTAAGAGGATTTTACGGTGATCGGGTTTTTTATGATGTGTTTTAATCCACTCTTCACACGACACAATGCTTCCTGTATAACCAAGAAATTTGGCATACAGAAAACACTCAATCATTGAGTAGTTGTCTTCGGCAAATGAACAAAAAGACTCTTGAGTGGCTGAATCAAGATTGTCGAGCCACGTATCAAACAGCTCAATACTTATAAGCTTGTTGTGCTTGCTTATAGTCGCGCTCTTGGTCGCGCTCTCTGAAAGTTTGCTGTTGGGTGTTAAGAGCTTCTTGTTGGGCACGAGTGTCCTCTAATTTTTTCTTGGAAAATTCGTAAGCAACACCTGCGGCTTTTCTGTACGTCTCCAGGGGGAAATCAGCAGCCGCATCTCCGGTTGAATCGGAGAACGGATCTGCTTCTGTCCAGCTACCTGAATCGTCTTTATAGCCCCAGATGTTTGCCACGTTTATTTCCTAATCTTAGAAGTTGCTCATCATTTGAGCAAGGCCTTGTGCATAGATGTTGGGACGAGCCGAAACATCTTTGGCTTGCTGCTGACGAATCTTGGAGCCTTCCAGGCGGCTGAGGAGGGTTTGGAAGTCGCCCAAGGAAGCTGCGCCCATGCCGCCATAAGCTTGTTGGAACTGTTGCTTATCAACAATTGCTTTGTCTTCGGCAGACAGACCTTGATAAATGGGGTCGTTTTTGTAATCCATATCGTTTGCCATGTTTTGTAAATTGGCTTTTTAAATTATAGCAAAACTATTTTTAAGACCAGAAACCTGACGTAAGATTTGATAACAATTGACCCTGTGCGGCAATTCTAGTTACGTCCTTGGTGCCTTCGTTTTTGATTTTCTGGGTATCCTTGTCAATCTGTCCTTGAAGGTTGGTCAGACCAGCGTTGTACATAAAATCACGTTTTTGACGCATGGCCTGCTGGAACTCTTCAATTTCAGCCGCTGTGCCGGTAAATGATGTAGGCGCTGCCGGTGCGTTAACGCCGGTTGTTTCTGCAGTGGTGCCGGAGAATGTCGGATCTAACGCTGCATTGTAATTAAATGTCCGTCGGCCTGTTTTTGTTTCATACCCTTCAGGACTCTTAGTAGTTTCCTGCTTTCCATACATCGTGTCGTAATAACTGCTCAAATAGTTATCATTAAACTTGCTTTGGTATTCCTGTCCTGATTTAATTGAGTTAACCAGGTCACTCAGTTTATATTCGCCTGTTTTGGCAAGGTTTTCAAAACTTGCAAGTTCTTCTTGTTTTGCCTCACGTCCTAAAATATCTTTGTATGTTTGGCCAGCGAGCAGTTGTTTCTTGGCACCGGCCGTTTGGGTTGCGATACCAATAAGATTGTTGATATCACCTTGGGTGTATCCGGTACCTAATTTATAACGATCTTCGTAATCTTTTAAAGATTGTTGCGCTTGGCTTGAATCAACAAGACCAGCGTTGTATTGGTTTAATAAGTTTGTACGATAAGCGTCATATCCAGCGGCACCTGTAGATTTGATACCTGCAACAGCGGCGGCTTCAGACTCAGCGGCAGCGGTTGATTGCGCATCAAGAGTTTTTTGGCGCTCCAACATATAATTGTTGTATGCCTGGATGGTGGGATCCGGGCCCGGTGCTTGATATGTCTTTTTCTTTCCCATGATTACTGTCTTATGTTCCTATTGTTAATTACAATTCTAAACTAAAGAACCTGAGGTATAGCCAGGCATATTGCCATAACCAAACGGCTGTTCTGCAACTCGACCAAACATTGCATCAGTTACTGCACGCTTTTCAGAAAGCGTACGATTCATTGCATCAATATTATTTTGCCAACGAAGTTTTTGTGCGTCAGGAGAAAGTACATCTGCAAAACCACGTCTACGATCTTCAGACTCAAGCACACTTTTACGTGGATCTAAATAAGCTTGTTGATAATTAGCTGCATTACGCTGAAGACCTTCTTCAAATTGCTTTGCGCCAGTAAGAGCATACTGTCCGGCAAGTAAGTTTTGAAACCCAGCACGTTCTGCTGCCTGGGCTTGCATCTTTGCAGCCTCAAACATTGCATCGGCTTGGCGATTCATCGCGTTGCCTTGCATGATGCCGCTAAAAATACTAGCGCCTGCCCCTAATGCTGCTCCTACTGGAAACATACTGCCCCCGCCTGCACCCTTTAAAATACCACTACTAGGATTATAAGATGTAGAAGCTCCCCAGCTTGGAGAGAACGAGCTGGTTCCGGACGGGTCAAAGTTATACATTTAGACGTTGTAATAACGTGAAACAGGTAAACCCGCACCAAGTTGAGTTAATCCGTGGGTAGCTGCTGCTCCACGGGCATAAGCATCCCCAATACCTGCCGTTAATCTTGCAATTTCACCTGGATCCGTATAACCAGCGGCGGCTGCACGTGCACCAGCACCTAAGTTGGCAATAATATCGTTAGTTAAACGATACTTCATTTGCTGATCGCCTTGAGCTTTGTAGAATTCAAGAGCAGCTTTGCGTTGTTCAGCTTGTCCTTCAGGGGATAAAGACCAGCCAATACCTTTAGCTAGAACTTCGTCCAACGTTCCACCATACTTACCGGCTACCGGAATACCGCCATTCAAAATATTAGAAGAACCTTCGGCAGGCTGAAAATTATACGCACCGCGAGTGTTTATAGCTGGTTCAGTACCAGGTTGAAAGTTTCTATTGATGTCGTAGATAAAAGCCATTATGCAATACCACGTACAGCGCCGGTGTTAAGAACAGAGGCTTGATAAGGGTTAGAAGTCAAGATGTCACGGGTGGTGGCACCAGCTTGTGATTGAGCACCAGCAGCAAGCTGGCCTGCGATGATTTGTTGATTAAGTTGGCCGGTCAACATTGCGTTCTGTTGATTCAGTTGCATTTGACGGTTAACGTCTGCGGTTTTATATTTTTGAAGAATTTGATAGTTTTGATTTAAATATTGGTTGGGGATGTTAACGCCCATTTGTTGGGCAATTTGAAGTTGGCGCTCCAAGGCTTTGTCAGAAAGGCCGCTAAGCCCTGCTTCTGCGCCTGTAAATGCAGCCTGGCCAGATTCACGTTGAGTACCAGCAAGTGCGCCAGCGGCATCACCAACGGCAGCCTGAGCGCCACCAACAAGCTGATTACCTAATGCGCCAACACCTCTACCAAGTTGAGCACCGATGTTTGAAGCCAGAAGTCCACCGCCAAGTTGAAGAGCTCCACGAACAAGCGGATTGGGGACAGCGGCTGCCATTCCTTTCATTGCACGGCCTGCAGCAACAGTAGCTGCCGTAGCACCAAGGCCACCTGCAATATCGCCCTGTGCAAACGCACCCACGGCGGTTGCGGCACCAGGGCCATAACGAAGTGCTTGGGCGCCACCGGGAACGGCGCCGAGCATGTTTAATAAGTTTTGAAATAAACCGGGATTTGATTGAGATGCTTGACCCGCTCCAACCATGGTCGGGTAGGCTAAGTTTTGAGCGCTAGGCGCAACCAGAGCACCACCGGCTAAACCAGTCTGTGGTGCCTGGGGAGAACCGGCGGGATATCCTGTTAACGCCATTTTTAAAAACTATATTTTTTAGATACTTTAATTTTATCAGCCTATATTTTGTTGATTTGGATCCAAGGGAATTGCGCTATTGCGTTCTTGATACTGGCTTAACTCAGGAAGTTTGGGGCGATTTGCCATGGCAATCACCTCATTTACTACATTACCAACTGCAGCGCCACCAACGGAACCTGCCAGCCCTGCAAGAATA